AACATTGTTAGCACTTTCTGAATGTGGTGCAGCTTTAATTTGCTGTCCATGAGAGTTGTTTTCACAGTTAAGTTGTATAGTACCTTGATTGTCATTACCTTTAACAGTTACATGTCCTGTTCCGTTAGGCGCAAGTTCTAGGTCTGCATTAGATGTAGTAACAATATCGTTACCATTCATATCTAAATTACCACCTAGTTGCGGAGTGCTATCATCTGCTACATTTGATATTGCGGATGATGAGGCTAATCCAGATACAATCGCACTTCTTGCAACCTTTTTAAGACCACCACCTGATGTATCAACAGCTATAAATACATCATCATTAGCAACTGTAGATATTTCTGATAAACTTGTTACTGAAACAGGATTAAAGTTTGTGCCATCAGCAATAAGAAGATGACCTGAAGTGTTTGTACCCATTGTCAGGTCATCACCTGATATGGTTAAGTCTCCTGCAATTGTAGCATCTGCACCTGAAAATGTCAAGGCTGTTGTTGTACCTGATTTTACTACAAGATTGCCAGATGAGTTAGTTAAAGAACCATATGTTGTTCCATCATCTTTTAAGAATACATCACCACCACCTGCGTCAAGATTAATGTCAGCAGTTGCATCCAAAGTTATATCTGTGCCAGAGTCTATCTCTGCAATTACAGGTGTTGTAAGTGTTTTATTAGTAAGTGTTTTGGAGGTTTGTGAAAGGTAGGTATCAAACGTATCAACAGTTGTTTGACGCATTGTACCACTATCATTAGTAACAATTCCATCACCACCTGCTACAGCAGTTGTGCCAGCAGATGTATCACCGTCAATAATATTTAATTCTGTTGTGGTAACGGTAGCACCATCTAGTATTTCTAGTTCTGCTTCTGATATACCAGCACTACCTATTGTAAGTGTGCCTGATATATCTACGTTACCATTTATATCTACAGTTGTTGCAGCTATCTGTATTTCTGTATCTGCAACAAGGTCTAGTTGACCATCTGTGCTTGAGTTAATATAAATTGCAGTATCACGAAACTGTACTTTTTCTGTGGTTGCTAATAGTATATCATCACTAAACTCAAAGTAATCTTCATCTTCTTTCCAAGTAAGCACACCATCATTAGTATTTGCATCAAAGGTTATAGCTATATCAACATCACCACCAGTACCAAATGTAAGGGTGTTTGAAGCCAATGCAGATATAGGTCCACCTTCTCCTGCCGTGCCATCATGCGAATGTCCTGTACCTGAAGCAGCAAAAGCTACAAGTTGGTCAAACTCATCATTAGTGTGGGCGGCTGTGATGGTATCGCCATCAGCGTAGGTAGATTGCCGTGTATATGTTGCACCCATTACCTTCTTGCTCCTAATTGATATTCTAATTGAAATCCTTTTAATGAATAAGGACCAGTTTCAGTTGCTCCGTCTTCAACACGAAGTGCTACAGCAAAACCAGAACCTTCCACAGACTTACGAACAATTGGCTGTGAAGGTCCGCCATAACTAGATGTTCCGTAGCTAGAAGAGCCATAAATACCAGCTACATTTAAACTATCTAGTGGATAAGCTGCAGGTCTAATTGATTGTGCAGATTCATAATCATAGCGTACAAACATATCTGCATCAATAGTTGTTTCTGGCGCATAGTTAATATTTACACGTTGCATATATTTTCTGATGCCGGGGTCTCCAAACGTCAGGTCAGGACTTCTATACTTTGCAAATATTAACGTACCGTCAAATGTGTCACCTGTATCTTGCCTATACACAAATCCATCAAATCCACCATGTATAGGTATCACTTCTCCTGTCTCAACAGTTGTATCTGTGCAGTTTGGCTTTATACCTTTTAACTGTGAAAACTCAAACCCTGTTCCTTTTAATACACAGATAACACCAATTGTAGCTTGCTCAGTTCCATCTTTACTAAAGAATATTCTATACTGTGTTTTGTCTGGTATAACTATAGATGTAAAAGAAGCAGAGTCTACTAGGTTTTCCTTAAACAAAGGCTGTACGTTAGAACTAATAGTACCAAGTTCCACGTCACCAATTCTTGCTGTACCAGCAATTGTTCTTAAACCATCTGGTCCTAAGAATATTAAGTCACCAGCAAATTCTTGAATGGTAAATCCGTTAACACAGCCAATGTCACGTGTAATTGATGTAACTGCAAAGTTTGAAGAACTTGTACCTGTTAATTTAAATATTCTATTTTCACAAAATACAAACAAATCATCACGGAAAACTTTAAGACCAGTTACAGTATCATCAACTGAAAAGCTACCTGCACCACTTCCACTACTAAAAGCATCTTCATCAAAAGGTTGGCTAAATACTACCTCTTGAGGTGTAGATGATTTACCAGCATAAAACATGTGGTTTTTAAAAGACACTACAAACTGAGAACCTGAAACAGAACTATCACTTACATCTGTAGCGGCTAAAGAAGTGTTAAATACTACAGGTGCGTTTGCACCATCTACCATTATTATTTTTTCGTTACCATCAAAGTTAAAACGCTCAAACTGATAACGACCTGCACTTGTTCTGCCTGTATCTCTTTCTGTCCAAGTTTCTGATACAATATCTGTAGCAACATGTGCCGCAGCAGATGTACTACTTGTTGCACGTGTAACACCCGTAAACGATGTTGCTGTTTTACCAGTATAGGTAAATATCTCAGAGTTTATTTGTATTGTGCCGCTAGAACTAAATGCAGATGTGTCTTTTGCATTGATAGTTCCAGAACCACTCATAGTATCACTTGCAGATATTTTAAGTGTTATTGTAGTAGAAGCTGAACTAAATATTTTAGTGCCTCTAGCTGCAAGTGTAAACTTGTTAAACAATGCTACCATTAACACAGCTTCAGAAGTAGAAGATGTAAATGGTACAACTTGATTTACGTGTTTTTTAAATCCATTTATTCTTTTGTAACCGCCTTCAATATCAGGTTCAAAGTTTGTTAACTCTAGTGCCTGACCCGGTTGCATAATAAAAGTAGACCTGTTTAAAACAAGCCCACCTTCACAGTTAAATGAAAAAGGTTGTGTTCCTGATTGGTCAGCCATTTATGATACCCTTGGATTTATGTTCGCACTTCCTGAGTATCCTTGATGCGGCAGATAAGTAGACCTGACATATTCAAATTTATTAACAAGAAGAGTTTGCATATTTTTTATACCCTGCTCAAAACGTGCAAAGTTAATACCATACTGTTGTGACTCTCCTCTATACTGATATACAAATGCAGTTGCCCCATCTACAATTACAGGAGCAAACCTATCTGGTATGGTTGTTGTATCATCGTGTGTTGATAAATCTGATGGAAAAGTAAAGTAGTCAAATTTTAATGAGTATTGTTTATCTGGAAAAGGATATAGTAATTAATTATTGTCTAGTGTTCTGACAATAAATAAAGGTACACCACCATTAGCAAACTGTGCTACCTGCACACCACTTGCATATGCTGCTGCTGTAGTACCCTGTGCGCCTCGTGTAACACCTGTTAGGTCATTACCTAGTATGCCTGTGTAGGATACTACCTCATTACCTATGTGTGCTGTACCTGCGCTATCAAAACCTGTGGTAGATGTTAGTGTTAACGTAGTAACAGAATCAGAATGAGAACCATTAAGAGTTGTTGTTACTACTTCATCTTCTTGAGTAATATAGGTATTAATGTATTCGTTATAATCTAATTTACCCAGCTTGCCACCTGACACAGCTAGGTCTTCATCTTTTACAATTCTAAATGTATTATAATCTACAGTTTTAGTTGATGCAGGTAAACTGTATCTAACTGTACCTGCTACAAGTGTTTCTGTTTGTGTAGCATGGTTAAATGGATAATTAAATTCTCTTTGATTTATATATCTAATAGCTTCATTAACAGCATTCTTTGCTTGTGTTTGTACACCTCTAGCTGTAGAAAAAGTAGATGATGTTAACTCTACCTCATTCAGATGGGTCAAAACTTTATTTACAAGTGTAAGGTATGATTCAGCCATTTATAATATTCTCTAATAAGAGTAAGAAGGGGCAAGTTGCCCTGCCCCCTCAACTTAGTTATGCGAGTGTATCACGGTCTACTTCTTGAGCAGTCATGTCACCGGGGTCATCAACATCCAAGCAAACAGCAAACATGCGGATTTTACCACCTGTTGTTGTGCCTGTCATTGCCTGAATTTCAATGTCAATGGTATCTGAAGTGCCACCAATAAGAACAGGAGTTTGTCCTGCCTTAAAAGCATAGTCACCTGCAGATGCTCCATCAAAATCAAAACCGTCAACAAAGTTATCAAGGTCTCCACCTGTGATACCAAAATCAAAATCTGTGTCAGTTGAAGTACCTGTATGAGCAGATGTTACTTCAAAGCCAGCACACATGATTAGGGTATTCGCAGGAATGGTCAAACCCGGAATAACATCATTAGCAGCAAGAGCTGTGCCTTTATCACTTGCAGCAGTAGCAAAGTTTAACTCTGCTGAAAGCAAGTAAGGCTTACGACCACGAGCGTCATTTCCACGTGCTACGGAAGTAGTATTATCACCAAGAGCCATAATTCAATCCCCCCTTACACTAAACAGAAACGAGCGTTAACAAGAGCCTCTGGACGAAGAATCTTGCGTCCATAGAGATGCATACCACGAACAATGTCAGCAAAGCTGTCAGGGTCACGATATGTTTCTGTCTTGTTAATTTGCTCTGCGGTAGCAACGGCAGATGAATGTCCACCAACAATCACACCAAAGTTGGATGAGTTAGTACCACCAGTAGTGGCAGAACCTGTTCCAATCTCAGGAAGGTTGTTAGAAACATACACTTGGAAGCCGTGCAGGTTATTAACGACAAGTCCGTTGCGAAGTCCGCCTGACTCACCATAGTCTTGGTTCAGAAGTTTTGAATCTTCATCCTTCAAGATTTCTAGGAATACAGGATTGACTACAAGCCAACGACCTTGGGTATCCACGTTTTGCTGGTCTAGCTTACGAGCCATACGAGCAATAATCATGGTTGGGTTAGCATTGCCTGACCCCGGTACAGCAGATGCACCCGGTAAGCGTGGCTGAATACCAATACCATTGTTGGCAGAGCCACCAAAGTCATTAGCATCAACTTGCATTTCAGTCAGCAGTTCATTAGTACCTGCAGTAGAAATTGCCTTTGAACCATTTACGGTTGTATTAGCAGTATCTGCTACACCATGAAGTGCAGACTGTTTAAAGCCACACATATAACCAAGAACGTCTTGGTCAAATTGGTCAGCCAAACGGTACGCAGCACGGTCACTTGCCAATTGCTGGAAGTTTACGTGGCTGTGTGCCTCTTCAATGTCATCAACCTTAAATGCAAAGTAGTTAGCTTTGTCAATAGTAAGATTGAAATCTTCATCATCAAGGTCTTGCGGTGTGATAGTTGTACCACGTGCATAAGCCTTGACAGTAATTTCGGGTTCTTTAATAATCTTAACGGAATCACCCATCTGTGCAATTTCACCAAAGTAGTCATTATTGGCAATTGCTTCAGCAACAGCGGCCTTGCGGAAAGCAAGTTGCACCTGTTTGCTGTAGATAATAGGCGAAAAATTACCGTTAGGAAGATTACCGTACCCACTAGCGGTTGAAAACGCCATAGTACCATCTCCTTATTTAGGTAGTTTTTGTTTTAAACAGATACAAACTAAGGCTATTAGAGGCTGCGTTGCTTGGGTGTGACTGTACGGGTCAGGCCAAACTCTTCAGGTAATCCGTAAGACTGTGTGTTTGCATGGTTGAAGTGTGCATATTGCGCTACACGCACACTTCTTATTGACTATAGTTATATTCAATTTCAACTATTTGTCAACACTTTTTTCTTTCGGCACTTCAATTACATTCATATTCATGCTGAAAGACCTACGTTCACCTTTCGTGTAGAAAGGATATACGCAGTGAAACAGTTGTGCAGGAAAAACATAAAAGTCACCAACTCTTGGTTTAATTAAGAAGTTAGTGCTTGTATAACCAGCAGCCGTTCCATAGGCAAACTGTATATGCCCATGAGAAGGATGGTGGTCTTTATAGTCTTCTTCCCACTCTTTTTCTATTCCCTCTGGAAGTTTTAAATATCCAACACAAGATAGTCTACCGCCTGTGTGAATATGCAAAGGGTTATACTCATTTTCAAATTGCCTTACAAACCAACCTGAAGCAATTTGAATACCGTAGTTAAAGTTTTCAAAGTCTAAACCTTTTTTACCAAAATGGTTTCTGTGGTCTGTGTATGCTTGATACTGTAATACAAATTTACCTAGTTCTTTTTGTACCTCAGTTACAGTATCTTCATCAAAATGTAATTCCTCTGAAACTTTACCAACTAAATTGTCTGAGTAATCTTCTAACTTATCAGTCATTTTACTGTTAAGTTTTTCTACAAATTCATCAGACATTTTAAAGTAACCCATTGTAGGGCCAAATGGAGCAATAAACTCCATTTCACTTTTTGGTTCATATATAATACTCATCGGGCAGAACCACTAATATCATATATAAACTTGCCACTACGAATAGCTTCCATTATTTCATCAGAGTGCTTTTCATACTCTTGTGGTGACATTGCCTGAACTTGAGACTCTTTTAAATAAGTGGAAGATTCTTCTGTCTGAGGTGCGCTTCTTGAGCCTTTACCAGACACAGCTTCAGCCGCACCTTTAGTCTTCTTAGCTTTCTTTTCACTTTTTATTCCCTTATCAGCTTTATACAAGTCAATTGCTCTAGCAGCAGACCTTGCATCATTATCATTTTCATACAATGCATCCTGTACCCATTTAGGCTGTTCATCAGCCCACATATGAAAATCATCGCTATCACGAATTTCATTAAAGTCAGGGTGTAGTCGCATTAACTCAGCTTCAGCTTTTTCTTTAGTAGCAGATATCTGCATATCATCAATTGCTTTCATACGCTGTTCAAGAGCAGCGTTTTGCTCTTTAGCTTTTTTTATAGCAATTGTTTCAACAATTTTTGCTACATCAGGATATTCTTCTGCCCACTGTTCAATGTCTTCATCAGACTTGGGTAACTTCATTTCCTTTTGTGCAGCAACAGAAAGCTGAGTTTTTAAACTTTCTATTTCTTTTTTTAACTCTTCTGCTTGCTTTTGTTGATGCCTACGCAAGTCAGAATAACGCTTCTTAAATGTTTTTTCTTCTGCGCCTGTAGGTTCGGCCTCTTTTTCCTCTGGCTCTTCTGCTTCACCTTTTTGTTCTTTAAGCAGTTGCTCCAGTTCCTCTTCTTCTTTTTTAATCCGTTCCTCTTGCGAGTACGGTTTACTTACAAAAGCAACCTTTTTTTCTGGTTGCATCTCTTCTGCCATAATAGCTTGTTCAGCCATTTCTTTCTCCTTTGGGGCTAACCGTAGCCAGTGTTGGGGGGTTAGGTAGCCATTGAGTTATCTAGGATATTAACGTGTTCCTAGTCCACGTTTTCTAGGTCTAGTTGTTGTTTTAATAGCAGATAAGTCTGCAATCCTTGATATTTCAGGACCAAGAACTTTACCTAAAACTCTTAATTCTTCTGTGCCTACCATGCTACCAATAATATCTTTTTCATCATTAGATAGATTATTGTAGCGGTCTACCATTTCTTGTTTTAATTCTTCAACTGTTTCAGCCATTTTTAATTCTTCCTGCTACATATACAATAGGATGGATAATTTTACACCAAATATTACCAACTAAACTGTCTTTAGCACGGCCTTTAGTCATTACATATTTAAGATGTTTTGTACGTTCTTTTGCTAAGTATGCACCAAGTTGGGTAAGCATATTACTATTTTTCATACCACGTACATATGGTTTGAATAACCAATGATACCCTATTTCATGTGCTGTTGTCAAGTGTTTCTTTTGATATACATCCCAAATTTTCATTGCCTTTGCCCAATCATCTAATTGAGTTTGACGATACATTTCAGTACAAACAATAGACTTTTCACTGCCGCCACTGTCACTTTCATTAATTAATGAACGTACAGTAACTACATTACCTGAAGAACTTCGTACAGCACTACCACTACTACTTGTTACAGCACTAGCATTTGGATTACCTGTTTGTCTTCGTGCTTCATTATCAGCATCTGTTTTATTTACAGCCGCAGACCTAGCTGCAGCAGGACTATACCCAGAGTCTTCGTATCTTTGTTGGTGTCCAGATATAGTTGATTCACGTTTTGCTGATTGTGCTTCAACACGAGATGATGCACGTTCAAATCTTTCAGTCTCTGCATCTGCACTTCTTCTTTGTGCCGCTTCTACACGACTACTTTCATCTCTTCTAGCAGCAGGAGTGCTAAACTCTGTTGGGTCTGAAGGTGTTCTATCTCTTTCTCTAATAGGTGTACTATCTCTTTCAAACTGTTCTAAGTCTCTTGTAGTATCTGTTTTGGTTGGAGAGGCAGCAAATTCATCAGTAGCTATGGCCCCTCTTGTAGGAGAACGGGTAGTTGTAGTGGCAAAATCAGCCGGTATTGTTGTACGGCCTTTTATTTCACTAGTAATTTCTGGTGTGTCATCAATTCCTTCAGGTCCAAATATACCCCGTTCCTGACGTTCAATTTCAGCAGCTTTTGCAGCAGTTTGACCTTCTTTTGTTACTTGCGCTGTTTCTACTTTTGTTGTATCTAAATCATCTAATAGCTGTTGAATACTTTCTTCACCTTTAATTGTTTTTAAACCTGCTTGACTTGCAGGAGATACTCCCATTTCTCCTGCTGCTTTTGATATATCATCTTTCTTACCTATAATAGAACCTGCTATAGTTCCAAGTATACCACCTTTAGAACCTACTTTTTCTCCTGTAATAGGGTCAAAGCTATTGCCCTCTCCATCAGCAATTGTTCCATCTACAAGAACAGTTCCTTTATTTGGATTACCAGCAAGTAAACCAGCACCGGGTACAAAAGGAATAAGTGCTTCAATTCCACTTTGTTTATTTGTATATCCAAGTTTTTCTGCGGCATCCATGCGTTTATTTACAGTATTCTTATATTCTTGTTCTGCTTTTTGTTGCTCAATAGATGGCCCACTATCTTCTTGTTGTTGAATAGGTGCTTGAGTTGTTGTTGTAGGCGTTGTTGGAGCAGTAGCATCTGCAGTAGGTTTAGTTGCTGTAAAACCTGTAGGAACAGGTATCAAGGGATTACCATTACTGTCTACAGGAATTTGTATAGTTCGTCCATCAGCATGATAATAAGTTACAGTTTGTGGCATACCAAATGTAGGTGTGGGTTGTGTAGGCATGACTGGAACAGCTTGCTGTTTAGGGGCTGTATAAGTAGGTAAAGTAGGAGCAGGTGTTACAGGTGGTTGCACTGTTGGTATGGTAGGCACACCGGGTTGAGGTGCAAATTGAGAGGGAACAAAACCTACATTTGGTGGTGGTACAAGCCCACCAACCTGAAACTCCATACCGTCATCTTCTAACTCTAAATCATCCATGCTAAATGGAACATTATCAGATAAGGTAGCCTCTTCTGAATTGCCCATTTGACCCATAGCTTCCATTTTAGCTAGACCTGCTTTAGCCTCGTCACGCAACTCCATAATTTTTTCTAAGCCATGATATCGCACTACATCTGCAGGAAGAACAAACTCACCTTCACTTAACTGTGCAGGAATGTCATCACGTACTTCTTCTTGTGTAGAACCTACAGGAACATCATTGCCTGATATAGGGTCTGTTGTGCCACCCTCATCTTTGAGACCACCGTCCTCAAACATTTCCATTTGTTCTTTAAGAGCCATTTACTTCATCCCTTAGATATTTAAGTTTGCGTAAAGCTGTGATAGCACCCTGCTGACGGTGCATCATTATTATATCATCAGATTGCTCCAACACCTTTTGATGCTGCTCAATAGCTATATCAATGTAACTACTGAATGCTTCCCACTGGCGGTTGTTGCTCACCAGTGGCTTGAGGCGGCTGAGTACCTGTTCCTTGTTGTACATTTCCACTAAATCCTTGTTCACCCGGAACTGGTGCTTGACCTGTTCCTATTGTTCCACCACCTGCACCTGTTGGGTCAAGTGGCGCACCTGTTGCTTGGCCTTGCTGTTGCCCTTGTTCTTGTTGTTGTTCTGGGGGTGCTTGGAATTGTTTAATTAACTCTGCTTGTAGCGCAGCTTCACTCATGTTATTAGTTACTTTATCTGGGTCAAGGTCCATTGACTTAGCAATTTCACTAATTACATATTGGAACTTAGCAAACGGTGCAAGAGAAGGATTACTTGCAATCTGCAAGAACTGCATTAGTCTTTGACTGCGTACTTCATTAGCCATTAGACTTTCTGTACCACGTGCTTTGACTTCTAAGTCACCTTTTATTTCAGGGTCAAAGTCAAACTGCATATTAAATCTAAAGAACCCTTCTCCCAAAGGACGCAATAGATAATCATCTACATTTTTAATAACAGTTTTAACACTACCACTAGCAGCGTTCATTAACATTGATATGCCAGATGCAGTTCTACCCACACCTGTTATACCTGTTTGACCATGTGCAAATGATGGCATACCTGTTGACTCATCTGCAAGTTGTCGTGCCTTATCAAACAACATCATATTTTCTGATGACACGTTAGGAAACTTAGTTCCAAATATTGCTTGACCCGGTGCGCCACCCTGTCTACGAAATACTTTGCCCGGATATAATGTTAAGTCTTGACCCGGCACTAGATTTGTTTCGTCAACTTCAATAAGCATATTTCCTGATAAAACAGCATTGTCTACAGCCATACGCATAAAACCATTCATTAGTGTTTGCGTATCGTCCATATTTTCTGCTATACCAACACCAAAGAATGAATATGGATTTAACTCAAACGGTGCAGCAGCATATGGTATCTTAGCTGGTTTAAATGGATTAAGCACCATGCGAATAAGTTTATTATTACATACCCACACATTTGCCTGTAGTTCATCAAAGTCTTTTAATTCATCTGGTATTTCTACATTTTGGTCTTCTAGTATATCGGTATCAACCATGCCCCAATATTCAAGAACCTCAAAACGGTCTACACCATGTTCTGGTGCATAGTCAGATAAATCATCTTCCCAATATTTTTTAGTATAGTTTTCACCAAAAGATATTACTTCATCTATCACTTGGCTTCTAAAGTATGGACGCTTTTTAAGCTGGCGTAGCTGTGAACGAGACATTTTATGTCGTTCAATAACAAACTGTGCCTCATCCATATTATTTGCATCTGGGTCTGGATAAAAGTTCCAAACAGAAACATGGTCTACTTGAGGAACTGTTTTAAACAGAGGGTCATACTCACCATCATCACCCCAGTTTGGGTACTCTTTATCTTTAGCAAATGGACCTTTCATAATACCTGTGCCAAATAAAGCCATTTCAAAAGAACTGCTTCGTAAGTTTTTATTTGCGCCAGACTCTTCTAACTGGTCATGTATTTTTTTCTGCATCTTTTTAGCAGCAATCATTGCCGGGCTAAATTCAATTGCAGTTGGCGTTTTACCCGGCCCTTCTTTTAATTTATCCTGTACAGGTTCTAATTTATTTTCGAGGACACCAAGTTTCTCAGACAAACTTTTAGCTGTTGCACCCGGTGGCAAATCATTTCCATCTCCGCTAAAACCATACGGACTTGTAAGCGCAGTAGACGCTTGCATCTGTTGCGGTTCTTTTGGGTCAAAGTGTACATCAGCAACTACTCCTTCAGGTAGTGTTGTAGGCTCAATAGAAAGAGGAAACTTATTATTAGCAAATAGAACATCAACGATTTGACCATAAGCAGCAAGCGTTTTAGTTTTAGTAACTTTAATAAATATGCGAGATTTTTCTGCTTCAGTAAACTGAACATCTGGACCGTACAATCCTCTATAGTTTCTATATGCTCGTAACCAACGCTCTTCATCTTGATAACGATAATCTTCAGCACGGCTATAGCGTTCCATTATAAAAGGGATTATATTAGATACACCAGCATCAAATTCTACAGAATCATCTGTATCTTCTAATGCAATAGCATCATCTTCAATCATAATTTCATCTTCAGCCATATTTTATTCCTTAGTATCCAAAGGTAGCATCTGCAACTTGCATACCGCCACCGGGCCTACCCATAGGGTCATAATCAAATATACTAAACCTTGGTCGTGACATTATACCATATCTTAACGCATCGTACAAGTGGTCTTCTGCTTTCGTGTCCACATCTTCTGGATTCTTTTTATCCAAAGGTATGGACGGTAGTTGGGAGATGATGTTTGTGCAACTATTAAAGAAAACAAGTCTAGGTTCCTCTGTAAATTCATCTACCTGTAAACGTCTGTGTATTTCGTTTTTACCTGCTACACGACTACCACGGCTTCGGTCTGATGGTCTCCACCTGCAGCCTCTACTTATCATTTGCTCCGCAAGAGAAGGGCCAGTATCACCACGCTTGTGCCAAAGAGAACTGTCCAAAACACCGTACTTAATATTACCATCTTCAGCTTCCAACTCTAATATCATATCAGCCAAGTCAGTAGCTAAGACTTTTGACACATACAATTCCCTGTACACAATGATTTGCTCAGACGGTGCGACAGCGCACCATACAACACCACTGTAAGAACCATAGCCGTAATCACATGCTCTAAACTTAACCCAATTGTTAGGAATATTAAAAGGTTCAATAACATGAATATCACGGTCAAACTCTGTGAACGCAGCACCTTCTTTAATATCCCAATCACCGTCCAAGAGTTGTCTGCGCTGTTGCTCTGGGAGCGACAAGAGCATAGCTTCGTAGTCACCTGTTTCAGAAAGATACGGGTTGTCAGATAGTCTAGCAGGAATGAACCTACGTTTAAATAATGGCTTCCCAGCTTTGCTATGCCCTGCTGGATATCTGAGAATTTCATGTGTTTCAATATCTGTCGCATCGTAAGCCTTGTTATAAGGTGCTGGGTCAATAAACATTTTCTTTACCCAGTGATGACCTCTTCCACCGGGGTTTGTAGTTGCCCTCATAAAGATAGGCAAATCAGGGGCAGTGGACCGTAGACGACTTCGCATGTAATTCCATGCATATGGGTTTCCCCATTGGGTCAGTTCGTCAAAGCCTATCCAGCTAAAAGCTAGACCCTGATAACGCAGGACATCTTCATCTCTGTCAAGGTACGACATCCACAACCTCGCACCAGATGGCGCAGTCCACTGCATCTTTCTTTCTGACCACTTTATTCCGGGCCAGATTTTTGGATAGAGTTCTTGTGATTTAAATATTAGTTCACGTAACTCTTCCGTAGTGTGTCGGAGCAGCAGACCACTAAACTGTGGATGCCCCATGTAACGAAGTGGGTCTGCAAGCATGGCATATGATTTACCACCACCTGCTGAACCACCGTAAAGAACCTCACGTTCACTTGCTGCAAGAAAGTCTGTTTGTGGGCCGGGGTTAGGTTTGAATAATACATTAGCATGTTCTTCAACTGCTTCTGTTTCGTATTCAATATCCTGTATATTAACCTGCGGCTTTTGCGCCTGTTCTTGCTTCTTCAATTTCTTGCGCTTTGGCGATTGCCTTTTCCGCATACTCTGCCCACTTGCGGAGGCTTTTAGCTTGGTTCTTACGCTGTCGCTCATGTTGTAACCGCTTTCTTAATCCTACATGCGATATGTATCTACCGCTATTTGTACTAAGCCAGTTAGCTACCTCACGATAGCTGTATTGATTTGTATACGCTCTGGCCTTTTCAAGCAAATCCAACTCAGTTGGAATGGGGTCAAGAATGTCGGGGTCTTCTTCGTTTTGCTTGTAACCAAATGGTACAGTACGTGCAATACGTGGTATCTGTACCCATTCGTTCTCATCTTTAATATCTGTTGGCTGTGGAAGTTTCCACTGCCCTGCACTTCTAGTCATTTGTTTTTGCGGTTGTCAGTGCTAGATAGAACCATGCCGCCTTTACGGTAGTCAAGAGAAATAGCCTTCATTTCTTTCTTTGTCATACCTTTATATACCTTACCTTCAGCACCCCTTTTTACAGCTAAATTTTCTTTACCTGCAGAAGTTTTAACACTGCGAGTTGAAGGTTTGTTTTTTGTGCCAGCAACATATTCTTCAAAAAAAGTTTGTCTACGTAATGGCACATTTATTTTTTGAGATTTTGAAATTTTATTAAGGTCTTTAATTTGAGGATTTTCTTTTTTCAAAGACTTTAATGTAACCCCTAAAGAATTAGCGATGTCACTTAATGTGCTACTTTTTTCTCCAAATTGACCTGCTACTACCTTAAAAGTAGCGTCCTCTGTTTTTTGTTTCGCTTTTCTTTTTTGCTCAATTAATTGTTTTTCATAATCCGTTAAAGGATTATCTTTAGTGCCTTTTGTGCGAGGCTTAAAAGAACCTCTAAATAGTTTATTTCCCATTAGTCATCTTCCTCTACAATAGCTTTGGCTGGCATAAGCATCACACCACCTGCGGCCTCCACTTGTACTTTCTCTGTTTTAATCAAACCTGTACGGTCAAGCAACTCTTTAGCTGCTGACATCTTATCACGAATACCAAGTTCAGTTGGGTCATACAGAGCGTGTGTCATAGCTATTGCAGCTTTAGGTGCATTACGTGCCATGTACATCTGCGTTGCTTCCAGTATCTCTTCCTTGAGACCTTTTACAATTGCAGTTGTAGCAGTAGTTTCTGAATACCCTGCCAGTTTCTTAGCGGCAACTACGTCACCGCCAGCCTCTTCAAAGAGGACTTCCAGAAACTTCTGTTGTCTTTCGTTTAGTTCTCTAGCCATTATTTTAATTCTCCGTGGTGCATAGCATGTGCTAACTTATGGCTGCGTCCTTTTACTTGAGCAGCCCAACGGCTATCTAACATCTCCCGTGATGCGGTAGGAAAGTCTCCCTCATGCACAGCAGCCCACATTTTTTTAAACTTACGTAGTCTTGGTACACCCATATTAAATGCCATGTCCACCAGTACAAGTTGACGTACAGAGTCTAAATCTGCCACACAAGGGTGCGCTTTAAGCAGTTCTTCCTCGACTATCTGCACGTCATTCTCTAATAGATATGCAGCGTCAGCCTCAGTAATACCATGCTCATACACTGCTTCTATGTTTGGAAAATCCAAAGCGTCAAGTTCTTCTTTAGTAATACCTCTGTCTTCGAGATTTCTGCCTACACCAATTGTGTCAATGCCCAATGTATCCTGATAAACTTCAAGACGCAAACCTTCACTCTGAACAAGTTGTTTAATTAAATGTGTGCGAATGTATTTCATCTACTTGCCTTTTGATTCTCTGCCTAGATAAATGCCATAGACACCTGTCATAACACCCATAATAACAGAAACAAATGCAGACTGTTGTGTTGTTGGGTCTTCTAAATTCATAAACCATTCTGCACAACGCCACGACATTGCAACAGAGGCAATCATAGTCAGCTTGGCTGTAACATTAAATTGCAGCCACCGTTTCCACCAATCAATCATTATTTTTTACCAAAGAATTTTGTAGCTGAACGAACGCCAAAAGAAGCGGCAACGATAACTCCAAGTGAGTACTGATACCATTCAGGCATTGAGTTGAGTTGTGCGAAACCATTTGCAACCACCTCTTCCATTCCGGGGATGAAAGCTAATATAAGGGGTATAGAAAATAAAATTGTCAGCCATTCGTCTTTCCAACTTGTAGACGAAGACTTAGCCATTTCAATATCCCAATCAATTTCGCCAGTGGCTTTCTTCTCCATGATAGCCGCTTCAGCTTTAGCCTTTGCGACATTAGCATTTGCTTTTGCCTTTGTTTGCTCAACTTTGCCATCCATCCAACTCCCTGCTATACTAGCTATCGGACCTATCAGTGCTGTTAACATTACGTGCCTCTTCTAAACTTGGCTGTTTTCTTTGATATCGCTTTAGGCTGTCTGACGAACTGCTTACCAGCACGAGTTCCTTTTCTTTTAGCAGCGGTTGTTGCTGCGTACTCTTGCGGAGATAACGCTTTGATAGCTGCTGTCGGTAAATACCGTTCACCAGTTTTACTGGACGGTTTGCCACTCTTAGTTCTCCACTTCTGTTTGCCCCAATCCTTTAAACTTTTTTGTGGTCCTTTAAGTGTCATTACATGCCCTTCAAATAAAATGCCCAAGCAACTAGTGCAGCTAACCCAAACAATCCTACTATACACAGTACAGCTACAGTACCTATTTCAATCCAGTTTTGTATCTTTCGTCTACGTGCTTCTGCTGCAGCTTGTCTATCTTTACGTGCCTGTGCTTGAAACTTTATCCAGTCAAACCAAAGTCCGGGTCTGCCTGTGTATATCATAAGCTGCTTCAGTTCTTCTTCCTGCTGCTTTAGCTTTTCAAGATGCATAAACTCTTCTAAGTCTGCACCACCTACACCCCGTCTTTTCTTTTCACCTTTTCTGCGTAGGTCTTCTGTAGCATTTACATATTTACCTACTTGTGAAGCAACATCAGCA